GCGGAGGGCGTAGTACTGATCGGTACCGTCAGTCGTGGTGTTACTGATCCAGGCCTTGGTGACTGCGGAGAGCGTCGCGCTGTTGAAGCGGATCTGGTTGCCGAGCGGCGGCTCCGACGGGGTGGCGTTGTAGTTGTAGATCACGAAGCTGCCGAAGAGCGGCGAGACGTTGGTGACGGGGCTGAGGCCGCCGTGCGCCAGCATCCCGCTGATCGCCCCGGTGGTGTAGCTCTTGACCCGCAAGGCGATCGCCTGCGCGGTCTTGGTCTCGTAGCGCCAGGTCCCGGGGGTGGTGAGCTGCGAGAGCACGGTGTAGTTCACCCCGTCGGTCGTCACCAGGACCTCGACGGTCCAGGTGCCGGTGCCGCTGAGGCCGATCGCCGCGGTGTTGCCGGGGGTCGAGAGCACGTACGCCCGCGGCGTCGGTCCCGTGTCGAGATCGAACGACATCCCGCTCGGGACCGACCGGTACTTCTCCAGCTGCATGAGCTACTTCCCGATCGCCTCGAAGCGCGTCGAGTAGGTCGAGAGATTGGCGCCCGCCGCGATCTCGGTGCCGTTGGTGGCATCGAGCCAGCGGATGACGCCGTTGCCGGTGGTGCCGGTCGGGATGAAGACCAGGGCACGGTAGAGCGTGCCGTTGGTCGCCGCCCCGAGCTGCAGCAGCTCGATGCGCGCCATGCCGAGTTCGGCGGCGGTAATCGTGTCCCCGCCGGTGGCGTAGCTGGCGGGGCCGGTGTAGCCGCCGATCTTGCGGATGCGCGCGTTGCTGCTGTCGTGATAGGCGCCGATGGTCTTGTCGATGGTTGCCATCTGGCTGCCTCCTTAGGTCGTCTCCGGGACGTCGAGGTCGACCAGGACCCGCGCCTCGGAAGCGAGCTTGGTGAGCGGGGTCGAAACGCGCCCGAACGCGATGGTGGTCGGCGCCGTGCCGGTCGCCAGGCGGTTCGCTTTGCCGACCGTGGCGCTGCCGATGACCTGATCGGATACCGCGGCGGCGGTGGAGTCGGCGTCGACGAACTTCACGTAGCACGGGCCGGTGACCTGCACACAGGTGTAGTTGCCCTTGGTGACGTTGTTGTTGAAGACGCCCGCCACCGCGTTCAGGTTGGTGTTGACGGTGGTGACGAGATAGGTCGACTTGTCCGCCCAGTAGGCGGTGGCGCCCGGGAAGGGCGCGACCGACATGGTGGAGTCGGTCTTCACCAGCTGATAGCGCTTGCTCCGGGGCGCGGGCGTGGTCAGCGTGCCCTGCGCGCGGCTGACCCCGGTCATGATCGTGAAGCGGCTGCCAAGCAGGCCGCCCTGCATCAAGGTCGGCGTATCCTCCGTCTCGGGGTTCCCGCTCTGGAGGTAGACCGCGTTCTGTTCCCATCCACTCGGACTCATGTGAATGCTCCTTCTGCTGTGGCGGCTAGCTGCCGATGCCCGAGAGCACCCGCGACAGACGCAGGGCTTTCACGGTGAGGTTGCCGGCGAAGAGGATCTGGCCCGCGACCTGGTTGTCCTGGCGCGCACCCTTGAACCCGGTGAAGCCGAAGGCGAACTTGCGCGACTGCGCGATGTAGAGGCGGATGTAGGCGTCGTCGCCCTGCGGCCCGAAGTTCAGCCACCAGAAGGTCTCGTAGGGCGCGTAGTAGTTGCCCAGGTCTTCGTCGTTGACGCCGTCGGCGCCGGGGCAGTACTGCGACATCGTGATCGTGGCTTTGTCGAACTTCATCCCCGGCCAGTTGATCTCCGGCTGGGTGGTGTCGATGATCTGGTGCGGCAGGAAGTTCTCGGCGATGAAGCCCATGCAGCGGTTGGTGGTGATGCCGATCGAGGGGGCTTCGTTGCCGATGATGCAGCTGAAGTAGCTGTGGCGCAGCACCCGGTAGGAGATCGGCGCGCCGGCCAGGTTGGCCGAGATGAGACCCGTGGGCGGGGTCAGCGCGGGGACGACGTCGGCGCGGGTCTGGCCGCCGTAGGACGGGAAGACGTTGCCGGTCCAGGAGGCCGTCGAGCCGTCGTTGAACGCTTCTTCGAGGCCGTTGATCTCGGCCGAGCGGTCGTCACCGGTGATCGCCTGGCCGTGGTGGAAGGCGGCAATTTCGAGGATCGCCGACATGGTGAGCGAGGCCTGCGCCATGTCGGTGCGGAGGACGGAGAAGGCGGCGCGCGGGCCGGCGAGTTCGACTTCGAGGTCTTCGAGGAACTCGGTGACGCCGACCTGGTAGTAGCGCGGGCCGAAGAGCAGGCCGGTGCGGGTCTGGCGCTTGGTGATGTCGAAGGTCGTGCCCTTGCGATAGGCGCCGCCCCTCATCGGCTTGTACATGAAGTTCTCCTGGATTTGTGGACCGATCCACTTCCGGGAGAAGCGCGCTTTCGCCATCGCGATGAAGGGGCCGGCCTTGAAGTAGCCGTCCACCACACCGGGTTCGATCTCTTTGGTGACGACGGTGTTGACGTCGTCGAGCTGAATTGCCACGGAAGCCTCCTAAGCGTTTAGCCGCCGCGCGCCGACTGCAGCCGCTCGTACTCGGCGACCGCGGTGTCGAGGGTGTGCGCGCCGGGACCGTCTTTACTGGCGAGGACATCGAGCGGTGAGGACTCGTTGCGGAGCGGGAACGGATGCGACGCGTTGGCTTTCTGCCGTTCCTGCAGCCGCTTCTCGACCTCGTCGTTGAAGCGCTTCTCTTCGGTTTCCTTCTGCTTGGCCTGGAGGCGCTCGCCGTACTTCTCCTGGTAGGCGTCCTGGAGCGAGTAGACCCGCCCCGGCTGCCCGACGATCGGCTTGCCGAGTTTCGGGTTCTGCACCAGCTCCATCGCGTCGAGCGGCTCGCCGAACATATGCAGGTGATGCAGGCCTTGCTGGGCGATGAAGGCGGACACGGCGATGTAGTCGCGGCCGGCTTCGTTGATCGCTTGCTCCGCGACTTCGCGCATCTGCTGCGGCGTGTAGGCGGGCGATTGCAAGGCGTGCTGCTGTTGCTGCTGCTGCTGCTGCTGGAGATAGGCCAGCTGTTCGGGGGTGTACTGCTGCTGCAGTTGTGGATTGTGCTGCAGCTGCGGGTTGCCGCCGCCGGCCGCGACCGCGCGTTCCAGGGCGGTCTGGTTGTCGGCGTACCAGCTATTGAGCCGCGTGTAGTACTCGTTCAAGGCGCCTTCCTTCTCACGCAGTTGATCCATCGATCGGCTGTAGTCGCTGCGGGCCAGCGCGCCGTCGCCCAGCAGGGTCACGGCGTCCTTCGCCTCCGCGGCTTTGAAGATGGCTTCGGCGGCCTCACGCTGCTTTTCCGGCAGCTTGGCGAGCACGCCGTCCAGAAATGACTGTCCCGACTCGAAGGCTCCCATTGCGTCGACTCCTTCACGCAGCGCAGGCGAGAGCGGCGACCGTCCTTCGCGCGTGCGGGCGCGGGCGAGACGGGCGGATGCTCCTCTGGTGCGCGGGTTAACGGGTTGCGAGCGGTGTCGGAGGAGGAGGAGGAGTAGGAGTAGGAGGCGTCGGCGGAGGAGGAGTTGTCGCTAGACGCTACCGGGACCGCTGATGCCGCGGTCCATGCCGCCCATCGGCGGCGCGGGGCCGGCGGCAGTCGGGGAGACCGGGCCGCCGCCTGCGCCGACGACGTCGGCGAGATACTGCTGGATCATGTCTTTGATGAGCGCGAGCTGCGGCGCCTTGTCGGGCGTCACCTGCGCCGCCGAGTCGAGCATGTCGCCGACCGAGGTCATCGCTTGCGTCAGGCCGGTGAGGACCTCGGGCGGCATCCCCTGCGCGGGGATCTGGCCCGGGAGCTGGCCGGCGAGGCCGGACATCGAGAACGGGGCGTTCGGGTCGACGCCGCCCATCGGTGTGGGCGACGGCGGCGGGCCGTCGAGCGCGCTGGCGCCGGGGGTGGGGCCGATGCCGGGGAAGCCGCTGCCGCCCATCGGGGGGAACATCTATCGCCCCCTTCCGAAGCTGCGACCGCTTCGCATGGATTTCTGGGCCGGTGCAGATTTGCCGAACGGCTTGCCCTTCTTGCTTTTCACAAACGACGGCTTCTCGGACATCGCCGCGTCGGCGCCGCTGGCGGAGGCGCCCTTTTTCGCGAACGGCGGTGCGAGGTTCCCTTTCGGCATGGAGGACTCCCTGCGGGACTGCACCCGCGCCATCATCTGGTCGAAGGTCTCGCCGCTGTTGCTCATCGCGGTTTGCTCAGCGAGCGGCCGGCCGAGGGGCGCTTGGTGCCGTGCCACTTCGCCGACCCCGGCTTGCCTTTGTTGATCGAGGCGTAGAACACCCGCTCGCCCTTTTCGGCGCCGTACTGCGATTGCATCGAGCCGAGGACTTTGCTGCCGGAGCGGGTGAGCGGCATCTGAGGAGCTAGCGTCAGGGGAGATTTCGCGTTTGTCTAGACCCCCCGAGCTGCTGGCTACTTGTCGCTCTCCGTGATGGTCGACCGCCCGTCGGACTTCTCTTCCTGCTGCGGCGGCGCCTGGCCGCTGGCTTTCCGCCCCGCCGGGTTGACCGTCTGGCCGATGCCGATCAGCTGCTGCGCCTGCAGCCGTTCGGTGACGGTGACCGGGACGCGGATCTCCATCAGCTGGCCCGACATCTGGTCGAGCGAGAAGGTGCGGTTGGTCACCGGGTCGGTGTACTGGGGGAGCGGCATCGCGCCCATCGCCATCATCTGCATCGCGCCTTCGAGCTGAGTGGCCTGGCCGAGCATGTTCGGGAGGACGTCGGGCGGCGGCGGGGCGAGCGGCGGCAGCGGGATCGCGGGCGGCGCGCCGACGTTGGGCGTTTCCAGCGTTTCGTGCAGCGACCAGAAGTCGTAGTAGCCCATGCGCGCCAGCTGCACGCGCATCATCTTGCGCTCCTGCGCGTCCATGGCGAGGACCGAGTTCGGCGCGACGACGAAGATGAACTGCTTGTGGAAGTACTGCGCGCGTTGATCGCGGCTGGTGGTGTTGGCGTCGAGTTCGGGCGTGTAGCCGGCCTGGCCCGGGAGGAGCGCCGGGACGAACATCTCGGGATCGAAGTCGAACTCGTTGAGCATGTTCCCGCCGGTGCCGAGGACCTGCACCCGCTTGTTCTGGCTGAGGAACTGGAAGTAGTTGACCTTGATCATTTCGCTGAAGTCGCGCAGGAAGAGTTCCACCTGGCGCGCTTCCTGGCGGATCTCGGGGGTCAGCGCTTCGTAGTACTTCTGGATCGTGTCGGCCGAGGGCATCTGGCGCAGCTGGAGGAGGGCGGAGAGATTGGCCGTGCCACTGAGGTCGGCGAATTTCTGGGTGAGCTTCTCCCACAGCTCGATGCCCATGGCGATGACTTGCGGGTTGGGGCCGTCTTCCTTCTTCCACGGGTCGCCGAACCCCGGCATCACCTTGACGCGCTTGCCCGGGCGGCGCGGGTCCATCAGCTTCATCGTCGCTTCGCTGACGGCGGTGCGGTTGTAGGTGATGTAGGGGTTCATCCACTG